CAGTCGTCCTCCGACCAGGAGTCATCGATGCCGTCCGCCTGAGCCTCGGCCAGCCGCGCGTCCGCCCGGGCCTCGGCCGAGTGCGCCGGGATGGCGGTCACCGGCTCGACCGGGGAGGGCCAATCCTTGAACCCGTGCGTACGGGCCGCGTGCGCGAGCGCGTCACCACCGATCGCGACCAGCGCGTACCCGGCGGCGGCGAGGCGCTGGGCCTGGAAGGCGCCCACGCTCTGACCGAGCGCCACCCCCGAGGGGAGGTGCGACCAGAGAACCTGTGCCGTGTCCTCCGGGTTGAGGTGCGCGGCGTTGCCGCCGGCCGCCGGCCGGACCTGGACCGCCGCCAGGATCTCGGCGAGCATGCGGCCGAGGTTGCCGAAGGCAGGGCTGATCTGGTCCACCACGGCGGCCGTGACACGGCCCTCCAGCTTGCCGAGATCCATGTCGATGGCGCCGGATACTCGTGTCATCGTCTCGCTCCGTCCCTCCCCGGTGTCTCCGAGGACAGCTCTAACTTAGCAGTCATGGTGGTGAGGTGCAACCCGGATCCGGACTTGACAACTTAGTCACCATGACTGTAAGGTTACGCCCATGACCAAGACGTTGAGCGCAGCCGCTACCGCCGCCCTGATCGACTGCGGCACCAACCGGCAGGGCACGCCGATCCCGACGACAACCCCGCTGGCGGCCGTGGCCGAGCTAGTCAAGGCGGACCTGATCGGGCCGAACCGGGGCCTCACCCGCAAGGGCACCATTGCCCGCGAGCGGGCCGTGACCGCCAGGATGGACGCGGCTTTCTGAGATGTAAGGACCAGCTATAGACGGTCCACCCCTTACCGATTTCAAGCGAAAGGACAAGATCAACTATGGAAAACAGCAGATGGGGGGACCTCACGGAGGTCCCCTCGATCGATGAACAAGATCCGCGAATCACGCCCGTTTCGGTGATCTGCCTGGCGGCCCTCACCGTGATGACGTTCATCGCGCTGCTCTGGATCATCTCCGGCCCGGTGTTCGACGGCCGGCACCTGGTCGGACTCATGCTCGGGATCATCGCGCTGGTCACGCTGGTCATACAGACCTTCGGCCGGCTGTCCCGGTTGATGCTCCAGCGGGCGGCGGCGCACGGGGACGAGGTGAGCGCCGACGCGGCGCGGACCGTCGAGGTACCCCGGCCGGCCCCGGCGTACGAGACCGGGCGCCACCAGGTCTACACCGGGCAGGACGATGCCCGGATGCCGATCCCGTACGAGCCGATCGAGTACAGCGGCCAGGACTATTACGACCCGTTTCACAGGGATTTCTTCCGTAACTGATCGTCTCCCCTGAAGGGTCACTCTCGGTAACGGGGGTGACCCTTCAAAGGGTTGAACTTTACAGTCATGCTTGCTACGATGAACCGTATGGTCAAGGGACTAGGGGACCTGGGTCTCCATCGATGGATATGGGGGGTACATGAAGATCATCAAGGGGAGGGGCAAGGACGCTTATGTCGTCACTGTCCGTCAGATTGAGCCTCACGCGGCCTGGTTGATCTCTTTCAAAGGGTACCGGGCCACGATCCCGGCCACCGGGGACGAGGTGGAGGTGTGGGTCGCGGCCGGTCGGCCGCCCGAGGTCGACTCGGCACCGGGCCGGATCATCCGGATGGTCACCAGGATGGCCACGCCCGGGCCGTACAAGCCTGCCGAGCTTCGCCCGGTGAAGCTCCACGAGGGCGCGTACGTCCAGCTCGACGGCGACGAAGAGGTCACGCTCTTCCCGATGCGCACCCGCACGCTGCCGGGCGGAGACCGTGAGGTCGTGGCCGGCCGGATCACCTGTACGTCGTTGAGGTGCAGGTCGGACTACCTGGCCGAGGTCCCGACCACCACCGGGTCCGTCGTCGTGATCCGGTACCCCGGGTGGGAGCTGGACCCGCGCAAGGTCCAGGTGCCGGGCCAGTGCACGGTCCAACCTGGGGAGGCGGTCATCGAGGGGCGGGACCCGGCCGAAGTCCTGGCCGAGCACAAGGCCTGGCACGCGAACCACCACCCGCCGCACGCCCGTGCCCTGCTCAGCCGGTGGATCGCCAACAACGCCCAGACCAGTACCTGTGACGTCTCACTACCACCAAAGGAGTAACGATGGATCACGAGTGGAACCTATCGCTCAGGTCCCCTGAGCTGGCGATTCGTGCCGCGCTCGGGCTGGCCGAGGGGTATATCCCGAGCTGGCGCATGGTCGGCGGGTGCCAGTTGACCAACTTCAGGTACGCCGAGCTGCTCACGTGCCCGTATCGAGAGGCGGTCTGGCGGTGTGAGGTCATCGGGCCACACACCGTGCACCGCTGGTCAGACCACCTGGTCCGGCACGAGCGGCAGGGCAACGGTTGGTCGTGCCTGACGATTGATAGGGGTTTGTCCATTTCGTACAGCCCTGTCGAGGTCTATAGGTAGGGTTGTCCGTATTCACCCTAGTATTCCTCTACCCCGTCCTAGTATGTCTGGATTCTCAATTCCTACCAATTCAGTGGGCGTTCCGAAATGGTCTAATTTCCTGAGACGACAAACCAAGAGATATAGGGACATTGATAGTCGAATAAGAGTCCCAACTAGTCCCAAGGTAGAACACAGGGGGACCATGGTAAGTGCTGCGGCTCCAAATACATCAAAAAAAAAGTATGTACCTGCCCGGGCGCGTGCACGCATACCCGCCTGCACGCGCGCGCGAAGGCGTGTTTTTCCCCGGAGGTTTTCGGCGGGGCCGAACTTGGGTCGGTCCCCCTGTGTCCTACACATGACGCTTAGGTACTCCTTCCCCTTCCGGGCGCTGTGCCGGACCGCCGGCAGTGATCCGTATCGGGCCTGCCACCCCACCCCGTACGATGTCGGCATGACCCTGGACCTAACCGTCGCGCTGGTGGTATACGCGCTCGCGTGCACACGGTTGACAGGTCTGGTCGTCGCCGATGATCTGACCGAGCCGATGCGAGACCGGATCGTGGAGTGGCTGGACCGCCGCACCCGGCGGAAGCTGGCTCAGAAGCTCGCGCTACTCATCACGTGCTTCTGGTGCTCGGGGATGTGGGTCTGGCTCTTCGCCGCTCCCCTGATCTGGTTCCACTGGGCCAATCCGGTTCTACTCATCCCCGCAATCGCGTTCGCCGGTTCTCAGGTGACCGGGATGCTCTCGAACGTCGGGAGGTAGCACGCGTGGCCGTCCCGCGCTCCAAGGTCCGCTCAGGTCCCCGATCGGTCCGCCAGGCCGTGACCACCCCGCCGCCGGTCCGCCCGGTCCCGGACTACGTGGAAGCGCAGCGCGAGACCTCACGCCGCGCGCTGGTCGGCGCTACCGCGCTGGTCGACCTCGGCGCTCAGGTCGGCACGTGGAAGAACTGGAAGTTCGGCAACGTCGAGTGGCAGGCCGAGGGCTGGCGTCTGTACGACATCGTCCCCGAGCATCGGTTCCTGGCGAACTGGATCGGTGATTCGGTCGCTCAGGCCCGGCTCTACGTGACCGAGGTCAGCGAGACCGGGGAAGAGACCGGAGAGGTCGAGGACGAGACGATCTCCGGCATGGCGGCGGTGCCGCTGGGCACCGGGTCGCAGCGTGACGACAATCTGCGCCTGGCCGGCGTGGACGTGGCCGTGGCCGGCGAGTGCTGGATCGTCGGTGAGGGCGCGGCGATCGGCGACCCGCGCAAGGCCCGGGGTAACTGGTTCGTGGTCACCAGTGCCGCGCTGAAGCGCGAGGGTGGCACGACGAAGGTCCGCCGGCCGCAAACGCACGGCGGCGGCTGGCTGTCCCTGGTGGACGGCCGCGACATCTTGACCCGGTGCTGGCGCCCGCACCCCAACGACGTGGACCAGGCGGACTCGCCCACCCGCCCCGCCCTCGTCCCCTTGCGCGAGATCGAGCTACTGACCAAGCGCGAGTTTGCCGAGCTGGACAGCCGGCTCACCGGCGCGGGCATGTGGTTCCTTCCCGAGGGCATCGACTTCCCGCGCCAGGAGAACGACCCGGCCGGCATCGCTGGCTTCATGGCGTACGCGCAGCGCGCCGTCACTCAGTCGATCACGGACCAGGCCAGTGCCGCCGCGATGGTGCCCTACATGGCCACCCTCCCCGATTCGATGTGGGAGCACGCGGAGAAGCTCAAAGACACGCTGGTCAACTTCTGGTCGCCGTTGTCGGACAACATCCTGCCGATGAAGGCCGACGCGGTGAAGCGCGTCGCGAAGTCGTTCGAGATCCCGAACGAGACCGTCGAGGGGATGTCCACGGCCAATCACTGGACCGCGTGGGCCATCTCCGAGGACGGCATCAAGCGGATCAAGTCGTACCTGTCCTACATCGCGGACGCGCTGACCCGGGGGTTCCTGCGCCCGGCGCTGAAGCGCATGGGGGTCAAGGACCCGGACCGCTACGCGTTCGCCTTCGACACGGCTCCGCTGGCGGCCCGGCCGAACCGCCTGGAGGACGCGATCACGCTGCACGACCGCTTCCTGATGACTGACGAAGAGGTCGTCAAGGCCGGTGCGTTCTCGCCGGAGCAGATGCCGACCAACCCCGAGCGCGTCAAGATGCTTCTGACGAAGCTGGTCCAGTCGCAGCCGGACCTTCTACTGGACCCGGCGATCCAACTCGTTCTCGGCCTCCCCAGGATCATGAGCGTCGGTCTGCCGGCGACGTCCGACCAGAACACGGACGGCGACCGGCCGCCGGCCGATGACGACGAGGACGAGGCGGACGGCCCGCCCAACGACGGGGACGCGGACGGCCCGCCGGTCACCGAGTCGAGCGCGCTCATGGCGCGGCTGGACGGCCGGATCCTCGAACTGTCGGCGGCGCCACCTACTCCTGAGCGGATCTTCAACGCGTCCGCGAAGCTGATGATCTATCGCGCGCTGGAGCTGGCCGGCGGCCGGCTCACCACACCGCAGGAAAGGCGCGGCCGGTGGGCGGACGTGCCCCGGCACGAGCTCCACGCCCGGGTCGGTCCGATCACCCCGGACAAGGCGCTGAAGGTCACCGAGGGCGCCTGGACCCACATCCCGGCCGTGGCCGGGGATCTCGGGGTGGACGCTGAGGACCTCGGCCGGCTGCTGTCCGGCTACTGTCACGAGCTGCTGACCCGGGGCATGGCACACCACGATGACCTCCTGTACGCCGCGTTGGTGGTCGCCAACCGGGGGCGGGGTCTCGCGGAGATCAGCCAGTGACGGGGCCGGTGTGGGACGGGAAGGGGATAGATCCCTGGCTCCCCCAGCGGCTCAACGCCCGGCTGCACGTCGCCGAGTCGGAGCGCGAGATCCGGCGGGCCGTCTGGGCGGTGCTCTCCGACTGGCTGGTTCAGGCCGCGCGCAAGGTGCTGCGCGGCGACCGGCCGCCGGACCTCGATGCGATCTGGGCTCGGGTGCCCGCCTGGCGGGATGCGGTCGACCAGGTTCTTCAGGGCGCGATCCGGGAGGCGATGGGCACGGCGTACCGCCGCGTGCTGGGCAGCGATTACCCGTGGGACCAGCGGCCCTTCGTGGCCCGGTACCTGGCTGAGGTGCGTAACCGCCTGGTCCGGATCCCGGATGAGGTGTACGACCTGGCGGCCGGACAGGTCTCGGTCGCGGTCAACCTCGGGGAGGGTATCCCGAAGATCGCGGCCCGGGTTGACAACGTCCTGTCAATCACTCAGTCGGAGCGCTGGCCGAACCGGGCGACCGTGATCGCCAGGACCGAGTCAGTAGGCGCGCTGAACGGCGGCCGGCTCGACGCGTTTAAGGCGTTCGCGGCGGACGAGGGTGATGACGATCTTGAAAAGATGTGGATCGATACCAACGACTCCCGCACCCGGCCGACGCACCGGGAGGCCGATGGCCAGCGGGTCCCGCTGGGCCAGCCGTTC